GACATGGACCTACTCTCCTCGGGAATTCTGGCGAGCGTGAAGCCTATGAGTGGTGCGCAAAATCGCCGATTAACTTGGTTTATGCTCTTTTCAACCGACAAATGAAGAGCAAGCTATCTCCAGATCCAACTGTTTTGAAGGATTTCAAAAAGTGGTTCAAAACTTGGTTCGACTCCAAGTTTGACAAAATCGATTGGGAACCTGAGATCATGGGTTGGAAAGATTATCTGGATAGCCAAACCGCATGGGACGCTGAAAAGAAAGCGAAATACACTGAGACTTTTGTTCGACAAGGTAGTGCATCGACTTGGAAAATAGCAGACTGGGCTTATGCTTTCTCTGCTATGGTGAAGTCTGGCGAGGTGTATTTCCGATTAGGAACTGCAGTCAGAGACGCTTGGAATTGTCTCTTGGGAAGGTCAGACAGACCTAGATTGATTTTCGTTCCTAGTAAGAATGCATGCGGACCGATAACCTGGATACAGCAATTCATTTTCTACGACTTGAAAAAAATATTGCCAGGTTTCATACAAGGATTGACTTGTCAGGCCATGAAGGATATTATATTATCCAACAAGCCGATTGATGCAAAGTGCTGCTCTTCTGATGGTTCTTCTTTTGACTCTCATCAACATTATGAGATAATGGAAATCGTTGACTCCTATGTTTGGAATAAGTTTTCCTCGAGGATGATGAAAGTTCTTGAAGACCAGAAGTTTAAGTATCCGAAAGTGATGCATCAAGGTTTGATGTGGCAAGTTCTTCAACATGAAGCAACCTTGTTCTTCCAACTGCCTGGAATTGATCAACTAGAAGGCAGTAGATGGGCTAAAAATCAAGAAGTCCGAAATTATTTCCCCGTGAAAGGATCTGATTGGAGATCTGTCGAGCTGAGAGGCACGACTTTTTCTGGTCAACCGGTCAAGACGACTCTTGGAAATACGATGCGAAGTCTCGCCTATCATGAATATCTTTGTTTCAAAGCTGGCATACCAGATGAAAAGAAATTCGTGATAGCTGCCGGAGATGACGTGTGCTGCTGGATTTCAGAGCCCTACGTTTCAGCTTACGAACAAGCTGTCGCCCAATATACCCACAACTCCACCGATGAAGTCTCCAAAGGATTAGGACAGTGCATCAAAGAGTTGAAAATATCTGAGTGGTGGGATATGGACTTTTGCTCGAAGAAGTGCTTCTATGATGGCACAACCTGGAAGATTCTCCGAAATGCTACAAAAATTTGGACGGAGAAGATGGAATATATAGGATCGATGAATGAATTCCATCAAAGGCCAGAACTTCATTTGATTGCTATGGCTACAGGTGCCCATATCGAGCTGAAAAGTCCCTTAATCGACGAGTTTTTCGTGGAGCGGATCAAGCGAATCCGAACGAAACTGCAGTCGAATCCCGAGCTTTATCTACAAGGTAAACCTGATGTCGATCGAATCAGTAGAATCAACAAGTGGTTGAAAAATAGACGTCAGGAAGAAGACTTAGCCTTGTGGAAGAAGTGGTTACAGAGCCTCAAAAAGACAACTTGGTCAGACAGCGAAGATCAGCTGCCGGCAGAAGCCAATGAGTTTTTCTTCACTGATGCAGGATGGAATTATTCATCTTTCATTCAGTATTATGGAGGAAGCGAAATGGTGACTGTAGTCTAATTAGATTAGACTCCAAGGGGACCTAGGTTCTAGTGTCTCAAAACTGTG